GACTTACCAGTCGGGTCTCAGGCAAGGATGTAAAATTTACTACTGTAGTAATGCCCGTCCTTTGTTGGTAATACAGAATTCCAACCTCCCACCCCTATAACCACACAGAAAATATCTTCTTTTAATCGACATATGGCAGTCAAGACAAAAATGGGCGGTTTTGGAACTAACGTTCACTTTGAACCTAACCCTAAAAAGACAAGACAAGGACAATCGCAAAACACAAAACTAAGTGCTACTTCTAGAAATAAGAAAAAGAAGAAGTATCGAGGACAAGGAAGAACATAAGGGGGTCGTAAGACCCTCTTTTTTTATGCTTATAGATAGTTTATCCTATAATATTACCAATTATGTCTGGTGTCGCCAATAGACCAGTAGATATGAGTGATGAATTTAAAGAAAATGGATGGGAATACTGTAAATATTTGATTACTGACCCCCGATCTGATGCTTATATAGAGGCACAGAAGAAAAATCTTAAGAAAAGTGATATATAAGTTATAAAACCTTGCTAAAATGGCAACTGTATCGAAAAAATTTGTTGATTTAAACCCGAATTTTGATGCAAATCCCTTAACTAAGGATTTACCACTGCTAAAGAACGCTGAAGCGATCAAATTTGCAGTGAAAAACATTGTAATGACTGCTAGAGGGGATAGAGCGTTTCGTCCATTTTTTGGATCTACAGTTTCTAGCTCATTATTTGAGAATTTTACCTTTGCGACAGCAGATGATGTAGCAATTGCCATTGAAGATGCCCTAAATGCCTACGAACCAAGGGTGCAACTGCTAGATGTAGATGCAATTGATGATATTGATGGGAATTCTTTGGACATAACTGTCAGGTATAAAATTATTGGTCTACCTTTGGACATTCAATCACTTAACTTAATACTAGAAAGAGTATAATGGCTTTTAATCAAGTAACTAATCTCGATTTTGAAGAAGTAAAATCCAGTTTGAAGAACTTCATGCGTTCTTCTGAGACATTTAGTGATTATAACTTCGAGGGATCGGTATTAGCACAGTTATTGGATGTATTATCCTATAATACCTATTACAGTGCCTTAAACGCCAACCTGGTGGCGAATGAGGTCTTTTTTGATAGTGCCTCTATACGAGAGAATGTAGTATCACTTGCTAAGTTAGTTGGATATGTTCCAAGGTCTGCAAAAGCAGCAAAAGCAACTATCAGTATGGACTTCTTGGTTACACCTTCTCAGGAGTCATTAACCCTCAAGAAAGGTACTGCCTTTGTAGGTGCTAATGGTGAAGGAACATTTGTATTCAGTGTTTTAGCAGATGTTACTAGAGAAGCATACGTTGATACTAATGGAATTCGTCGTGTCACCTTTATAGACATTGACATTTACCAAGGAAACCTTTTAGAACTCAATTATACAGTAGATACAACTATAAAACAGTCATTTATTGTTCCTAGTGCTGATGCAGACGTTGATTTGATCAGTGTTACTATAGATCAGGCAGATAATGCAGTTCCAATGTCTTATAAACCAGTAAAAGACATTACTGAGATTGCTGCAACTGATAGAATCTACTTTATACAGGAAAATAAGAGTGAACAGTTTGAACTTATCTTTGGAGATGGAGTATTTGGTAGAAAATTAGTCAATAATGACAAAATTAATGTTGAATACCTCAACACTAACAAAAGTTCAGGTAATGAGTGTAGTAGTTTTGAATTTGTAGGTACTATTACATCTGGAAACACTATAATAACAGAATTACAACCTACAATTACGGTAACTACCAATTCTGTTGGTGGTGCTGAGCCAGAAAGCGTAAGTTCTATTAAGTATTTGGCTCCAAGATACTACTCTTCACAAAGAAGAGCCGTAACAGTACGGGATTATGAAACCTTAGTTGCGGAATTATATCCAAACTTACAATCTCTATCTGTATATGGAGGAGAAGAAGCAAGTCCTCCGCAATATGGAAAAGTATATATTGTAGCAAAGCCCAATGGTGCAGAAGCACTTACAACAACTGCTAAGAAGGAATTGCAGAAAGCAATTAAGAAATACACCATTCTTACAGTTATTCCAGAAATTCTAGACCCATCTTTCCTATATTTGGAGATAAGTTCTTTTGTATACTACAATAATAATAGGACAAGAAGAAAATCAGCTGATATTGCAAACGTAGTAAGGGGAACTATACAGAATTTCGGAAATAACAAGGATTTGGAGCGTTTTAATGGCAAATTTAAGTATTCTAAGCTGATTGGTCAGATTGATGCTGCAGATGTTGGTATAACATCCAATATTACTCGTATTAGGATGAAGAAGAACATCCAAGCACTAACTAATGTGTTTGCATCTTATAAAATCTGCTATGGTAACGTAATTTCACAAAATACCGACCTTGTATCCACTGGATTCAAGTTGACTGGTGAAGATCAGTCATATATTTGGTATTTGGAAAAATATGGTACTAACAGTATTGCAATTTATCGTATAGATGGAAGTGAGAAGAAATACTATAGTCAAAGCATAGGAAGTATTGACTATTCAATGGGTGAAATAAATATCAATGGTATTAATATCAGTTCTACAGTAGGGAACACAGAATACATCTCTGTATCACTAGTACCTGCCTCAAATGACATTATTGCTTTGAGAGATCTGTATCTTACCATTGCCGATTCAGATATTTCAGTTTCAACAGTTTTAGACGAGACAGCATCTTCATCTAGAACATCAGGAGTAGGTCAAACCCCAATTTATAGCTAATGTTCAATTCTCTGCAAGTATCAAATGCCATTGAGCAGCAGGTTCCAGATTACCTGTCGAATGACTATCCAAATTTTATTGCATTTATCAAGGACTACTATAGATTCCTAGAAACCAATGGTAATGCCTTAGATTTGCTAGATGGGATAACAGAATTAGTTGATATTGATACTTACACTGGTGCAGACGCTACTGCCACTCTAGAGGGTGCTGTAAGCGTCTCAGATACGTCTATTACCGTTTTAGGGCATGTAGAGTTCCCTAGAAATAATGGACTGCTTAAAATCGACGATGAGGTCATATTTTACAAGAATTTAGAAGCTAAAGAAGATGGTGGGGTTAAGAAAACTGTTTTTAATAATTGTGTAAGGGGATGGACTTATAATACACTAACTCTTGATGCAGGATTCACTTCTAACATTGTTACAACTGCTGCAGATCACTCTAGTGCTGCAATTGTCTATAATCAGTCATATACTTACATTTTATACTTCCTAGAGCAACTTAGGGAGCAATATTTAGTAGATTTTCCTCAAAATGTATTAAATGACAATTTAGACCTAGTAAACGTTGATTTCCTTTTAAAAAAGGCAAAAGATTTCTATCTTGCGAAAGGAACTCCTCAGGGAATTGATTATTACTTCAAATTCCTCTTTCAGGAGAAACCAGAGCTTAAAAATTACAATGAAGCACTAATAGATTCTTCAAATGCGACTTATCAGAGTAAAGAGATCGTTAGATTAGAATCTTTAGATAATTACGATCCAAGATTGCTTGATGGAGCATCTTTGATGCAAGGAACTAATGAGTTTCCAATACAGACAGTAGAAAACGTCTTTTCCTTCTCAAGTCAAGTATTTGAGGTTGAATTGTCAAATGGAAAACTTCTAAACCCAACAAAATTCACAAAAATCAGTTCTGCACTATCTGGCGATAAATTATTCGTAGATTCTACTCATGAGTTCCCAAAAACGGGATATTTGCGTATTGGGCAAGCTCTAGTTGAATATACGGGAAAAACACTTAATTATTTCAGAGTTAAGGACTTTGGTGCTACAAGATATAAAGTTGGAGATAAAATCTGGGATCATTCTACTTTAGTAACAGTAAAGTCGAGACCAGACATATTCTTTGCAATTTATGCTGGAGTTTCAGATTTTATTGTAGATTCTACATTTACTTCGTATCAAGTTAATGATATTGGTACTGTAATTGATATTGTTAGTCAAGAGGACTTAATTCTTAATAATTGGTATTTTAACGATCTTTTACCTTGTACAGTTAATGCTGGATTCTTATCTGGTATTAATACTGTTTGGTATGATAGTGAATCTGCTTATGTCTATACATCAAGTATTCCATACTATGATATTTTCACAATACCTAGTAATATCATCCTAGAGGATGGAGATTGGATTAGACGCTTCCCAAGATCATTTAATCGTAATACAGAAGGAAATAGAGAGGATATACCAACTAATGAACCTATAGGTTTCTTAAGAGATGGAACTGCTGTTTTAAGTTGGAAAAGTACTACAACTATCACTAGAGGTAAATTAGAGAGTGTTACTATTGAATCTGGTGGAGATAATTATAATGTTAACAATCCTCCTTCAATTGTCATTGATGTACCTAGAGGAGAGGATGGAAGTGACCTTACAATACCTGCTTTGATTAATCCAGTTAGTGGGCATGAAGGAACAAGAGCAGAAGCGGAATTAGTTGTACATGGATCACTAAAAGAGGTTTATATTGAAAATGCTGGTTTAAGTTACCCTAAGAATATTAGTATTGACGTTATTAAGGATTTAAACGATAACGAGTACACTGGCACTGATTTTTCACCAGCTATAGTTAAACCAATTGTAGTTAATGGTAGAATTACAAAAATAAGGATTATAGACGCTGGAAGGGGTTATAGTAAGCAACCAACAATAAGAATTACCCCAGTTCTTAGCGAACAAGCTGGTGTAGTAGAAAATGCTGTATTAAGTGCTTTTGTTACTGGTCCTATTTCTAAGGTTAATATAACCAATCCTGGTGCAAGATATATGCAGGATCCTACGTATGAACTTACAAAGGGTTCTAGTGCTACTGGATTTGTAACAGTATCTAATGGTCAGATTATACAAGCAACAGTTATCAATGGTGGTCAGCAATACAATAGTCCACCAGTAGTAACCATTAAAGATAATGCTAATACTGGAAGTG